CAGCCACTATGCGTCAAGAAGAACACGCCACCACGGTGCTGTTTGTATTGCGTGTAGGCCCCGATGCGTACAAAGACACCGCCAAGTTTCCCAACGGAGCATGGTGTAAAGAGGGCGACTTCGTGTTAGTACGTACTTACTCCGGTACAAGATTTAAGATCTTTGGCAAGGAGTTTCGTCTCATCAACGATGACCAAGTTGATGCTGTTGTGCTAGACCCTCGCGGCCTGACCCGCGCTTGAAAGGAAAAATATGGAACCGTACAAGTTTCCCGATGAAGTCGAAGATAAGAAAACGCCTGACGTTGAGTTTGAGATTGAAGGCGATGAGGTAGAGATTGAAATCGAAGACGATACGCCTGAGCGTGACAGAGGCCGCAAGCCCCTAGACCGTGAAGTGCTTGATCCAACCGACGAAGAGATCGAGTCTTACTCTGACAAAGTCAAAGGACGTATCAAAGAACTGACCCACGCCCGTCATGACGAGCGCCGTGTCAAAGAAGCCACGATGCGTGAGAAACAAGAGCTGGAGCGTCTAGCACAGCAGTTGATTGAGGAAAACAAACGCCTCAAGCAGAATGTCTACACAGGACAGGAAGCCATCATTGAAGGCGCCAAAGGCAAGGCTGAGTCAGACTTGAAAGATGCTCGTGCCAAGCTTAAGGCTGCACAGGAATCTTTTGATACCGATGCCATCATTGCCGCGCAAGAAGAAGTGATGGATGCCAAGATTCGTGCAGAACAAGTAAAAAATTATCGTCCTACCCCTTTACAGGAAGAAAATTTTGATGTACAAACACCACAAGCCCAACCTTCAAGGGCTGAACCGGACGAAAAAACTCTGCGCTGGCAGGCAAAAAACCAGTGGTTCGGACAGCAAGGGTTTGAAGAATACACCAGCTACGCACTAGGGCTGCACCAAAAGCTAGTCACAAACGGAGTGGATCCCCGCTCTGCTGAATACTTCGAGCAAATTGACGCTCGCATGAAGTCATCGTTTCCTGATTTATTTGGGCAGGCGAATGACAAGCCAAGGTCTGGTGAGGTTCAAAAGAAACCTACAACAGTGGTGGCCTCTGTATCTCGTTCTACGAGTGCAGGAAAAATTAAGCTAACTCAAACGCAAGTAGCGTTAGCGAAAAAATTTGGTTTAACCCCGCAGCAATATGCTGCACAAGTAGCGAAACTGGAGAACTGAAATGGCTGAAACAATTGACCGCTCAAATCGTGATTTAAAGTCACGCGAAAAATCTGCTCGTGCAGTATACGTACCGCCGACAAACTTGCCTGATCCAACGCCTGAACCGGGCTATGTGTACCGCTGGGTAGCGACGCACATTCTGGGACAAGCGGAAGTAACTAACGTGTCGCGCAAAATGCGTGAAGGTTGGGTACCGGTGAAGGCAGATGACCATCCGGAATTGATGCTGGTGGGCAACGAAAAGACTGGGAACGTGGAAATTGGTGGCCTCATGCTCTGCAAGATGCCTGCCGAAAAAGCTAGAGCCCGGGATGAGTACTATGACCAACAAGCGCAAAACCAGATGGAATCAGTTGACAATAACTTCATGCGACAAAATGATCCGCGCATGCCGTTGTTTGCCGAACGAAAGTCGTCATCAACGCGTGGTGGATTTGGTTCTGGTTCTAAATAAACTTAGGAGTCCTTAAATGGCATCTACCGCTTCTCCCTACGGCTTTCGCGCCGTAAATGAGTTGGGTGGCCTACCATATGCTGGTAGCACCCGTTCATTCTTGATTGACCCAGCGGGTTACAACACGAACATTTTTAACGGTTCGATCGTTGCAATCAATACGTCTGGTTACATTAACATCGTCACCACAAATGGCGATAACAGCACACCGTTCCCCGCAGGTACCATCGGCGTTTTCGTCGGTTGTTCTTTTGTGAACGCACAAGGTCAAACAATGTACTCACAGTACTACCCTGCCAACACAGCTTCTGTGAACGGCTCGGCAATTACTGCGTACGTAATTGATGACGACCGCGCTGTCTTCCAAGTGCAAGCTGCCGGTACTCTGGCACAAACTGCCTTGGGCATGAACGTGTTTTTGAACGCTGTTCAAAGCACTTCTACAGGTTCTACAACCACCGGCAATTCCAATACGGCTGTTAGCATTTCTGCTGCTGCCACATCTGGTTATGCCTTCCGTGTTGTCGGTTTTGCGGACGTTCCCGGATTCTCAACTGTGGGCGACGCCTTCACTGACATCTTGGTCAAGTTCAATCCCGGCGCACATTCATACAGCAACGCCACCGGCGTGCATAAGGAGTAACTAACCATGGCAATTTCACGCGCACAACTACTTAAAGAGTTGCTCCCCGGTCTGAACGCTTTGTTCGGTATGGAATACGCTCGCTACGGCGAAGAGCACAAAGAAATCTACGAGACAGAGAAATCTGAGCGTAGCTTTGAAGAAGAGACAAAGCTTGCTGGCTTTGGTTCTGCTCCCGTCAAGAACGAGGGTCAAGCCATTGCGTATGACAACGCACAGGAAGCCTTCACAGCACGTTACAACCACGAGACTATCGCCCTCGGTTTCTCCATCACGGAAGAAGCTGTGGAAGATAACTTGTACGACAGCTTGTCTGCTCGTTACACAAAGTCTTTGGCCCGTGCCATGTCTTACACCAAGCAAGTTAAAGCTGCATCCGTTATCAACAACGGTTTCAACGGCGCATACTTGGGCGGTGACGGCGTAACTTTGTTCGGTAACAACAGCTCTAGCGCTCGCGTTGGTCACCCCCTCGTTAACGGCGGTGTGAACTACAACAGCCCAACAGTTGGTGTTGACTTGAACGAAACTTCATTGGAAAACGCTGTGATTCAAATCGCTGCGTGGACTGATGAACGCGGTCTGTTGATTGCCGCCAAGCCCCGTAAGATGATTGTTCCCCCATCACTGATGTTCGTTGCTAAGCGTTTGCTTGACACTGAACTGCGTGTTGCTACTGCTGATAACGACATCAACGCGTTGAAGCAGATGGGCGCAATCCCTGAAGGTTACACAGTTAACCACTACCTGACCGACACAAACGGCTGGTATTTGATTACTGATGTGCCTAACGGCATGAAGCACTTCGAGCGTATCGCCTTGCAGAACTCAATGGATGGAGACTTCGATACAGGTAACGTTCGTTACAAAGCCCGTGAGCGTTACAGCTTTGGCTGGTCAGACCCTCTGGGTATGTGGGGTTCAGCCGGAGCCTAATAACTCCTGCCCCTTTAAAAGCCACCTTCGGGTGGCTTTTTTGTTGTGATATAATTACCTGTAACTAAGTCACAGGAGAAAACAATGGACACAACAAAAATGCCTACAACGCGGGAAGAAGCAAAGAAAACCGGCAATAAGTACTATTTCACTGGACAACCGTGCAAACAGGGGCATATAGCCCCACGCAAAACCAAAGGCGCGTGTATCGAATGTTTAAAAGTCGAGTGGACAAAAGGTAATGCAGAGCGGGCGGAGTATTTCAAGGAGTACAACAAACGCGAAGATGTTAAGGAACGCAAGAGTGAGTGGTATCAGGAGAACCGCGAAACGGTTATTGCAGCAGCGGCTATCCGCCCGCAGCATGTTAAACGCGAATATCAAAATGCTTGGAAAGAGCGTAACCTTGTTTGGGTACGCGCCGACACAAAGAATCGTAGGCGCAAGCACCGGGATGCAACGCCTAAATGGTTAAGTAGAATCCAAAAAGCACAAATGCGCGAGATGTACAAAATGGCAATAACTATGACGCAGACCACGGGAGAGCAATACGTCGTTGACCATATCGTGCCTTTGCGCTCGCATGAGGTCTGCGGCCTTCATGTGCCGTGGAATCTGCGCGTTATTACGCAAGAAGAAAATTTAAAGAAGTCCAATAAACTTGTTGCACACTCCTAAACACCGTGATATAAACACAGTAATCCGGGGTTTTCCGGTGCATTAGACAGTCCCGGCTGACGACATACAGACTAATGCACTTAACTTGTATGTAAGGAAAAATCATGGCAACCACCACGTTCTCCGGCCCAGTCGTATCACAAAACGGCTTTGAAACGGGCACTTCTGCTTCTCCCCTTGCTGTAACTACAGCAGAAAACGTTAATGCTGCATTTGTTACAACATCTGCCACTACTGGCGATACACGTTTAAGCTACAACAAACTGACCTTTACCTCTACAGGTTCTGGCGAAACGCTCCGTGCTTTCTCTGTTGTGACTGGCACAGGCGCAGCCACTGCTGGCACAATCAACGGTGCTCACATTTCTTTGGAAGTTGACGGTTCGTCTGCTTCTATCTCTGGCGCTGCTAACGCAATCCGCGCTACTTTGGGCGGCACTGATGCTACTCCCGGCGGTACTTTGGCTGTGATTCAGTTGGATACCAACTACACAGTTAACGCATCTTTGCCAGCTACAGCCTCGTTCATTCGTGTGTCTGACAGTGGTTCTGCTACCGGTGAAATCCCATTGTTTGCAAACATTGAGACTGGCCCAGCCGCTACTTGCGCTCCGACTGCTGCATCCGTTGGAACAGTCTCTAAAGCAATCAAAGTAATGATTGCTGGTACTGTGTATTACGTTCCTGCTTACGCAACGTTCTCCTAATGCAGATTACCAAGGAATTCTTGGAGTCTGAGATTCGTGAACTTGAGACTGAAGCACAGAAGGCGCAAACCTTTTTGACTCAGGCTCAAGCCACGATCCAAGCGTACAAGATGCTCATTAACAGGCTAGACGCACCAGAACCGGAGCAACAACATGACGATGCAATATGACGTAAAGTCAACGCACAACACAGTATCTGGTGTTGCATACGCCAGCCGTACGCGCTTAAAAGGGGTGCTCATTTCCCCATCTACGTCTGTAACGTACAACACCACATTTTGTGATAACGTAAGTTTGTCAGGTACATACAATGTGCCCGGCAGTACTGTTTGCACAGTGACAATTGCCAATCACGGATTGTCAAACGGAGATAGGGTTTATTTAGACTTTACCTCTGGCACCGCCCAAGACGAAGCATACACTGTGTCAAACGTATCAACAAACACTTTTACCGTAACTGTGGCATCAGCTACGACAAACGGTAATGTGACCATGTACGCCAAAATACTGGCTGAATTTGATTGTTCAAGCGGCACATCGTTTTACACTTTGATCCCCGGTGAAGGCATTTTGGCCCCCAACGGCATTTACGTTGGAATCCCCAACGTGGCTATTACCACCACTATTTTCTACGGGTGATATGACATGACAGCGCAATACGACGTCAAGTCTTACCATGCCACAACATCTGGCAATGCGACGACTTATGCTGTCCGCCTAAAAGGTTTGACGGTAACGACGGGTACTGTGTCTGCAAGGAATATGGCAA